GTACAGGGAAAAGGAACTATCACACCGGAGCTGGCAGTGCTGCAGGGGGAAGGAGAGTGAGAAATGCTAAACATAATTCAAAATGATTTTAAAACTTCAGAAACAACATTTTTGGATGAGGATAAAGTCAATCTAGTTGTAGAAAGTGTAATTGAAACCATAAAAAAAGGACTCCCAGAGGAAGCCCAAACAGTAGAAGCACTTGAATTTATAACAGATCGGATTAAAGAGAGAGTGAAAGAAAAACGAATCGAGTTATAACTGCTTTTCAACTAAATCCTGTAGAGAGTATGAGATACTGCGAAGTTCCTTGCCATCAGCAGCTGCTCTTACATGTACTAAATCAGCATCTGCTTTTGGATTTATAGGATATGTATCATGGTATTCCTTTCCATTTCCAATATAAGTTATATCGAAATAAAATATTTCTTTCTGTGAACAGAATTCCCTTGCCTTAACATTGCATATAAATGATTGGCCGGGAGCAATATATGTTTCTGCAAAATTGGAAAATGGAATGTGATCACTTCGAATAGAGAATGGAGTGATATCAGGAGAACATTTTATTGAAGATATAGTTGCTCCAGTTTGTCCAAAATTCTTTATGACTAAGTAATATTGCGGCGATTGGAAATTTGTGGTTTTAGCGTATATGGCTACATAAGGGCGTGATGTTTCATCAATCATTTTAGAGTTTTGTTTGAGTGTTAATACAGAAATAATTATAGCAATAACGCTTGTAATGAGAGATGCAAGTATACCAATTAATTGAATGACATCAGAAGGTGTTAAAGACATAAAAATACCTCACTTATATATTTACTCGGACGCTGCAACGTCCTGTAAGAAGAGTATACGACTGGAAAGCAGAAAAAGGCAAGATTTAATACACAGAATACAGAGGGAGGAAAGAACTTGACAAAGGAAGAAGCACTCAGCCTTGAGAAAATCATCACCAAGATAGATAAAGCAGATGAGACAAACTGCAAGAAAGAGGAAGAATACAACAGCTTCTGTACTAACACGAGAGAGGACTGGGACGAGGAGAAGTATCAAAAGCTCAAGAGAGAAAAAGCCCTCACAGAGGCAGCATACTTTGCAAGCCTCATTGAACTCAAGGCAGAAGTGAAGTGCATGCTGACTTGATAGAAAATACATCCGGCAAGCCCGGGGATGAAAGCAGAAAAAGGCAAGCGAACATGCAGTATAAGCATAGTATTTACCGGAGGTGATAACCATAGCACTCAAATATAGAATATTCGTTCACACTCTGGAAGATGATCAGATATATCGATTTGACGATCTGACACAGGAACAGAAGCAAAAATTGGAACAAAAACTAATAGAACAAGTAGAAAATGTGCCATTGAGACTTGCGGAGGAGGCATAGACTGCATCTGCAGTCTCAGTGGACAAGCTTAAAAATGACAAATTAAATAATATACTTCTGGGCTTGATGGAGCACCGAAAATGCTATTTAACTCCTGTAAATTAAACTAAAACTTCCATCTATACATACGTAAACCTATTTTGTACATACAAATCGGTGCTCCGTCAAGCCTGGAAACGAAAAAGGACAGGACATGAAAAAAGGTGAAATTTTAATAACGACAGGCATAAGCTTCTTTCTCCTGTGTAGCATGGGCATAGACAGCCCGGCACCACAGGGACAGATGCTTGTTATCGGAGGGATGCTCATATCAGCGTGTGTGACGCTTTTGGGAATATGGTTTGAATGGATCGAAAAAGGACAGCGCGAGAGCATCCAAAGGACAATGGAAATAAGGAGGGCGGGCAAGATTGCTGCAGAGGATACAAAAAGTACACTCCCAGTTAGAAAGACAGAGCGCGGCCGCATACATAACAGAGACAGTGACAAAGAGAAAGCGCAGGAGAGAAGAGTCATTTGATGCCGTTTTGCAGGCAGAAATAGCAAAGCTCAAGGCCTCGGAGAGAGGTCTGTAAAAAACAATCTAAAGTATTAAAGTTAGGAAAAACTATGGCATACATCCAGGATACTTATTACCTGGGAGATTATATAGCGACTGAGATAAAGTTTATAGGAAGGAATGGAGCCAAGGGTGAGAGGAGAGCCAAGAAGATAAAAGCTACTCCCGAGCAGATGGCAAGGCAGAATCAGTGGACGAGGGAAAAGAAAGAGAAATACCTGATACTTGCTAACTTCCGTACAGGTGATGTATGGGTGACTCTCAAGTACCCAAGAGGGACAAGACCGGATGCAGAGAGAATCAAAAAGGACTGGAAAGTATTCACAACGGAAATGAGAAAGCTATACAAGAAGCTGGGCATTCCGTTTAAGTGGGTGAACCGCATGGAGATAGGCAGGTTCGGAGGCCCACATATACATTTCCTCTGCAATCGCGTGGACAACATCGACACACTCATAAAGGACACATGGCACAAGACCATTGCTGATCTGATTGTCCTGGGCAAGAACTACGTAAACATTGCTCCATATGATTCAGACGGAGCAAAGGAAGTGGCAGAATATCTGACCGCCAAGCCGGACAAGAAGGGCATAGAGGGACAGCTCAATCTCTTCGGAGAGGAAGAGCAGAAGGTGTTCTGCAAGGTGAGCAGTTCAAGGAACCTAGTGAGACCGGAGCCTAAGCGCAAAAAGTACGCACACTGGACCATGGCAAGGTTCTTCAAGGATGGCATCAAGCCGGACAAGGGCTACTACGTGATGCCTAACACCGTGAAGGTGGGCGTCAACAAGTGCACAGGCTATTCATACCTCTACTACATGCAGCGGACTATCTCAGACGGCAAATCCCCCGGAAACCGCATAAAGCCCCAATGGGAGGCAGATTATACACATTATGAAAAAAGTTAACGTATACATCTATTCAGGTATCAGAACAATTAAAAAAACAGACGGAGCAGCAGGCTACGTTCTGTCATATATGACCAAAAAAGACATCGAAGCCACATTGAGCAACATAGTCTATCTTGAGGATGTGACGCGTCACGAGGCAGAGCTTGAAGTCCTCAACCAGGCACTTTCAAGGCTCAACACAAAAGACATTGAGATAGATATATACACCGATTCAAGCTACCTTACATCAGCGCTGGATCTTGACTGGATACACAAGTGGCAGCAGTCAGGCTGGAAAAATTCCAAGGGCGAGCCGGTAAAGCATGCCGACAAATGGCAGAAAACGTTGATTTTACTCAATGGGACACGATTTTACATATACACGAATCAACACCATGAATACAGCAATTGGCTCAAAAGCCAGTGTGAAAAGAAAGGACCAAAATGAAACCACTATCAAGTTTATTTTACGAAGCGTACGAGCCACGCCAGAAGCATTACAAGCTTTCAATGAGGCTCAAGGAAAGCGAAAACAAACACATCATAAGAATCACCCAGAACGGTCGGGAAATAATCAAAGTCACGGAAGAAAGCCGTGAGCAGGCTTTTAACGTGGCAACCAAGGAACTTGTTAGGAGATTCCCGATAAAGCGCAGATAGAGCTGAGCGTGTATGCAGAAAGAGAGGCAGCAGTTGAAGAACAGAACAATCAGCGGAGAAAAGCCAATTGAAGAACAGAAATGCTTTTACGACTCGAAGCAATGCACCATAGCGTGCAAGTACTACAGAACCTGTATACACAGCCCGCTGAAAGACAGGAGATGATTCAATGGACTTTATTATACAAAGCATCCAGAACATGATGGAGCTGATGTAGGAGGAAAACATGCCCAAATATACAAAATACTTAGAATTTTCACAGAAAGAAAGAACAGCAATCCGCGAACGTGACAATTACAGATGCATATTCTGTCAGGTAGGCTACAGGATGCCACCGGCAAATGAGATGGGGAGAAATATGCAGGACATAATGCACTATATCCCGCGGTCATCATTGGGACTTGGCATCAAGCAGAACGGAGCAGTAGGATGCCGTTACCACCACAATATGATGGACAACGGCAGCAGTGGAGACCGCAAAGAAATGCTCGGCATGTTCAAAGCATATCTGGATGTGTTTTATCCGGATTTCCCGGATAGTGAACGCAAATACGATAAGTGGAGCTTCCTGAAAGGAGACAAAAATCTATGATTAGAACAGAAGGCGGCAGAGTTGAGATTAAGGGAGACTATGCAGACCTGATATCCGACTTCGGATGCATAGCACGCGTAATAGGGAAAATCTGAAAAAAAGAGGATATTCACAGGAGCTGATAGAAACGAAACTGCACCAGATGGTTGACATGACATTTAAGAGCTTGGAAGAAATCAGAATGCAGACAGTTGTAGAAAGCATAATACTGGGAGCGTTAAAAAATGACTGATTTAGATTTATTTGTGTATGTGTCGCTTATTATATTCGCATCATTCGAACTGACACTTGCAATAATAGGACACATACTTATAGCAATCGAGGACAAGGAGGACAGACATGTTTGATAAGTTTGGAGAGTTTGATTCATTTAATGAGATTAACGAGCTTGCAGAAAACCTGCTCAATGAGGGTGATATAGAATCACTCAAGGTAGTAGCGAAAGAAAATGGAATACAGGCTGATTTCGTGGACCTGTACACGCATGGTGAAATCCCGGAGCTGTGCGATAAGCTCACGGCGGCACTCGGCAAGATCGATGTCGAGGCGGCAGAGCTTAAGCCAAAGGAAATAATGGAGGACTGGGTGGAGTACCTAAGAGGCCAGTGCATGGAGAATGAGCTATTAGCTCACAATGTCAGAAAGAAAGGCAAGACATTGAAGGGCTGTATAGCCGCCATCCTGATGTGGTCCTTCAAGAATCAACAGACAGTGGACAAAGATATCATCAAGGCAGCAGGTGTATCAGCAAGCAAAGTCACGCTCGGTATCCCGGGCATGGCAAGAGCCAAGAAGATAATCACTGACTACTACATGGGGAAGTAGGTACTACAAATGAAAGAAAAGACAATAGAAAAAATACCATACCTAGGACTCAAAAAAATAAGCAGAATAAAATCCGTGAAGTACATTGGTGTTACCGCAGTCAAGAACATAGGACATCAAAGACATCTGCTCCTTGAGGTGTACGAAAATAAAAAGAAGTCAAAAAAGATTCCTGTAGTGAGAATCGCACTCACCAAGAAGGATTTTGGTACATACTGGCCGGACAAGCAGATATGGACGCGCCAGCAGCTTTCAGCTTACAGCCCTATATGGACGAACACACACACATACACCGCGAAAATCCTGGCAGACGAGAATATCCTGCAGAGCCCGGAAGACCTTGCAAGAATAAAGAGCTTTTGCGGCACAGAGATATACAACGATACTCGTTGGTGGGGGCACATAGCTGAATATGAGGGCGACATCACATCAAAAGAAAGAACAAAAAGAGTAGAGCGCAAGTACAAGAGGCGCCAGGAAGCACTGAAGGACAGACAGGCAAACACCAAAGAGCTCCCCGAAAAATCAATACTGTACAGAGCTGATCACGTATATTTCCATGATGAACACTTTTTGTATTACAAGAAGCATGGAAGCTGGGCTGACATAGCCTGCAGTAAGTGTGGCGGTGTAACTACTGCAAAGTGGAAATACAGTGGAGCATATGAGGAACAGTTTGAAAAGCATATAGCAGAGCCAAGAGAAGGAGACTTCGGCACATGCCCTATGTGCGGCGCCCACGGACAGTACAAGTGCAAAGGAAAAGCAAAAGGCAGTACCAGAAAAACCCGGTATCTTTTTCTTGGGCAGAAATACAAAGATGATGGCTTTGTTATGAGATATATACAAGTAGAGAAAGAGTGGACACTCGGCTTCATTGCCGGCGAGAACGACAATGAAATGTACAATGCCTATGAAAAGCTGTCGGGGGTTGAACTGGCAAGGGCATATTTCGAACCCGGCAAAAAGGTACAGGTTGACTATAACAAGCATGATCCGTATGTAGGGAGAGACTTCTGGGATGACTGCAATCTGTATGGCTTATCAAGCATCAGAATCAATTCCGAACCAATACTTCCGGAGACATACGGTGAACTGACAGGAACCATGTTTCAATACAGCGCCATGAAGGAATACACAGACAGCCTCATGAGCGTATGCAATCCGGTTGAGTACCTTGAGTGCTACATGCGCACACCTCAGCTTGAGATGCTTGTGAAGATGCATCTGATAGGAGTAGCTGAGAAGCTTATCAAATGCCAATATGGAATCATTGAGGACGAAACAGCAACGAGACCGGATGAGTTTCTCGGTATCAGAAAGGAAAAGCTCAAGCTGCTCATTAAGGAAAAAGGAGACATAGGTCTGCTGAGGGTTCTGCAGATGGAAAAGAGACTCGCGGAGAACTGGACAGATGAACAGGTACAGCAGCTGGCAGAGACCGGACTCACATACACACAGGTCGTGCTCGCAGAGAAATACATGACATTGCAGAAATTTTTAAATCGCATAAAGAAATATGCATGCTGTGATTACGGAGGCTGCAGTCGGTCAGTATACAGAATCAGACACATGGCCTCTACATACGCTGACTACCTGAGCATGAGAGAAGACAGAGGCTACGATCTGACCAACACGGTATATCAGTTCCCGCATGACCTGGATGAAGCCCACAAAAAGATGGTGGAAGAGGTCAACAAGGAAGAACTGGACAAACATCTGAAGGATGTTGCGGCGCGCTTCCCAAACATTCGACACAGCTACAGAAAGTTGAGAAATAAATATTACTACGAGGATGATACATACATCATCAGACCGGCAAAGTCAGCAGAGGAAATAGTAACAGAGGGACGAGTGCTCCATCATTGCGTCGGCGGAGACAATTACTTAGGAAAACACGATCAAGGAGAGACATACATACTTTTCTTAAGATTCAAGGACACACCAAATATGCAGTATGTCACTGTCGAAATTGAAGCCAAAACACCGAACATACTGCAATGGTACGGAGCCCACGACAAGAAACCTGATCAGGAGAACATACAGAAGTGGCTCAACAGCTATATACGAATGCTTGTGACAGGAACACTGAGGACAGCAGATATGCCGGCAATGGCTATAGCATATTCAGCATAGGAGGATATATGGAGTACGTGCAGATGACACTCGATGACTGGGTGAAAATGAAACAAAAACTGAGGCAGGAGCTTATAGGAGTGAAGCAGAGCTTCGTGAGAATAGGCTATGCGCTCAGACAGATTGATGATCAAAGACTCTATGAGAATGATGGCTACAAGAGCATAGCAGAATTTGCTAAGGCTGAGTATGGACTTGAGGCATCCACAACAAGCCGATTTATGAGCATCAACCGCGAATACTCGATTGACGGATACTCAGAGCACTTGAGACCGGAATACACTGACCTTGGAAGAAGCCAGCTTGAGGAAATGCTCAAGCTCCCCGACTCTGACAGGCAGATGATACAGCCCGAAGCATCAAGAGAGGATATCAGAGAGCTAAAGAGATTCAATAAGACCGAGCCTGCAGCAGGTGTGGCAGACGACACAAGCCAGCTGATAGAGAAATTCTTTGAGGACAACAAGGATATCCTCAATGAGGTGTACTCAAACGAGTTTGACGAGGAATCAATGAACCGCTTTGCGGAAATCGTAAATCCGGCCGGAAACCGCTCATTCAAAAAAGGTCTCTATTTCATGATGATGTATGAGAACCGCGTCACAATCAAGAAGTTTGGAGACACGCCAAAAAATATGTCATGGTGGGAATTCTACAAGCTTATGTGCTCTATCTTTGATGAGGATGCAGCAGGAGCCCGGACATGGCAGAACCATTTTGGAGGAGACGATGAAACACAGGAAAATGAGCCAACAGGAGAGAATACTACAGCAGAAACTCCTGAGTCAGAGGATGACGATGCAGCAGTTGGAGAAACTGGCACTGATGAGGTCGAAGAGACTAAATCGGGAAGCGGGGCAGATAATGAGCCGGCTCCTGGAGCAGGAGAAGATCAAAAGGATGATTCCACCGACAGAACTGCAGACTGCAGAGAGGATAATAGAGAGCCTGCAGACAGGCCCGAGGAACAGACAGGAGAAAAGAGCCTTGGAGAGCAAATTTCGCCGGCGCAAAAATCCCCACAAATCCTTGAAAAATCAGAGCCTGAGAGCATCGAAAAGGAAGAAAATGAAGCCCAAAGCATAGAAAAAAATGGGCCGGAGACAGAGGATGAAAAGCCGGAGGCAGAAGTCATAGAAGTATGCATGACAAGAAGAGAATATATGAACACTCTTACGGTAGCAAAATTGGCTGATTACATAGCAGAGGAGCATCACAGTGGCCACTTATTGGCATCAGATTTAATTTTTCCCGAGAAAATCAGACAATGGCTCAGAGACAAGGTTGACAGATGTGGAAAGCCACAAAGTTAGGAGGCAGATGATGAGCAAAAGCAATGTATTCGCGCAGGACCTCAACAGGGCAGCACGAGAACCGATAGGCGGCTTGTCTATTAAGCAGATAAGGCAGCAGGTTATAGACCGCCTGCAGGGCAAGAGAACCGTCAGCGTAGATTATCGCAGAATAAGAGCGGATCAGCGAGGGCGTGAGGATGATGAACCCACAGGCAAAGAAACGCTTGAAATAGTCGATGTAATGAAATACTTCACAGTAGTAAAAAGACACGGATTTAACACATGCATCCTGCATCAGGACATGTTTTACATTGCCGGGATAGGAGAAGAGAAATGTTCATAGATTGTGCAAAACTAGAAAAAATCTTAAAAGCTGATTATAAATCGTGGGGCGTCAAGTTCGGTCTCACAGAGAAAGGCATGTACATCCTAAACGGTACCGGCTGGATGGTGGAGGCCGACAAAACAAAAATCACAAAAGAATTTTTAGGTACCGTAATCAAAACCTGCGGTCTTGCACCGGAAAAGGGCGAGTTCATGACATACCAGAAAGGACACGACCCACAGTTTGAGACCGAAAGAGAACCTCTCCTGTGGGATATGGCAGAGGACACGAAGGAAGCCTTTATTTCACCAATTAAAATCATGCAGAACGATAACATGATGTCGGTAGTTAAAACACCGGGCGGGGCGCGTCTCATCAATGATGCACGCTTGGCAATAGTCAACCCGGACAAGTGCCGTGAAAACGAAAATCCACCAAGCACCTTTGCCGTGCATGGTGACTGGCTTATCTCATACAACGACGAGATGGCAGTCGGAATATGTTTCACGGATCCTGCCTACAAGCCGGAGCTTGAGGTCTTAAGACTCCTCTCAGGAGTGGATTTCTACTGGATAGAGACACCACGCTATGAGCTATAGGTTGAAACACCTGCAGAAATGCGAAAGAAACTGGGCATGCGAATTACTTATATCACGAAACTGATTTGTAAGCCATTTATACACAAGGGAGCCCTTATCCAGCTCCCTTTACCTCAGGAGGATACTATGACGTTACAGGAATATGAAGCACAGGGCGGCTGTGAAGGATGCCTCTTTTACGGTACAACAGATGTAGACGGAAGAAAAGGCTGCACGTTTGATTGGTTCGATGATGAGTCGGACGATTGGAACTGGGCAAAGAATTGTGATGAGATAAGCGAATAGGAGAATAATATGTCAGAAATAGATTTAATAGTATATGGGATACTCTTAACGTTCACCCTGATTGGAACAACAGAGTTTGTGATAGGACTGTTGTTAATTAGAGAATACGATAAGCTTCAGGAATATAGGGATAAGAGGACGAAACACAATGAACAGAAATGAATGCATAAACTGTAGGTATTACGAGAAATGCGGTAGACCAAGCAGACAGGTAAAGTGCATGGGATATGAGAAGGAAGATGACAGAGATGAGACAACACGAGAAACAGGAAGACATGTCTCTTCCACAGATTCTTGAAGATATCCATGACAGGATATGTGATGAATATTGCAAATGGCCGTCACAGTATCCACTGGCAACGGATGACGAGGCATATAATAGAATGGGAGAAGAGCATTGTGATAAATGCCCGGTTCGAAGATTAACTTAGGAGGCAGCAGTTGAATAGCAGGACTTACAGCCGAGTAAAACCCATAGAACCCATTGAGGAGTGACAAATGACGAAGAAAGAATTAACAAGCGTATATTATATCAAAAAAGAAATCAAGATGTGGGAAGAACAACTGGAGCTGATTGAAAGTAAAGCAGAAGGAAAAGCAATGCAGATTACAGGCTTGCCATTCACTCCGGGCACTGGAAGCAGTGACCCGATGGCAGACTTGGCAATTAAGGCTGTGAGTGTAAGAGAGCTGATTGAAGCCAAGACGAGAAAGCTCAATCAGCAGCAGGACAGAATTATCTCATGGATTATATCAATAGACGACACAGTCGTTCGACAGATTATGTTGTACCGTCATGTCAGGTGCTATTCTTGGAACACAGTGGCACAGAAGATAGGCATTACAGCCGAGAGCGCAAGAAAGCAACATGACAGATATCTGAAGCAGTCCAAGATAAAGGATGATATATGATATTACAGGAGTATGATCAGCAGGGTGGCTGTGCAGGATGCGCATTTTATGGCGCAATAAACATAGATGAGAGGTTTAGCATGATACTATTGGCAGGGAGGTGAAAAAGGTCATAGCCATAAAA